GAGTTGGGGTGAATTTATTACATCATAATTAATTCCAGATGAGATTGGAGTAATAGATTGTATCTTATTGTAATAAAATTTATCAGATGATTTATAGTTTGTTAATTCTGTTCCATTTATAAAGATTCCAGTTTGTCCAATTTTTGTCTCATATGAATTTTCATCTTTTACTGGTTTTTGTATCTTTCTTACAATTGGATTATAATCAAGAATTCCTTGAGCAACAATCTTACCATCCAGATCTATGATTGATCTTGGTAAGAATTTTCCGATCCTATGTCCTTTATCAAAAAACGCACCTTCATTGGAATCTTCGGTAATTTTTAAATCAAAATAACTTTCTGTATTAATATTTGATCTTGATACAGCAATTTTAATTTGTGTATCATTTATTTTTTTAACGTAGTATGGAGTATTTTGATTTAAATTTAATCCCGCTCCAAATGAATCTGACCCAACAGAGTAGAAAATTTCATCTCCAGTTATAAATGGGTGTGGGTTTTGTGATCCAAAATCTAAGACTTTATCTTTTAATGATGAATTTATTGGATTATCAACTTCAATTACTCTAGAATTGAATATTAAATTAACTAAAGAACTTTTTGGATTGATGGAATCATTTCTATAATTTGGTATAGAGTTTGTTGCAATATAAATTTCATCGCTATTTTTTCCATAATATACATTCTGAACATCTGAGTTGTAAATATCATTATCAATTGTTGCCAAAGAATCTACAAAATATTTGAAATTTTTAATATTTCTTCTTACTTTATATGTTAGATTTAAATTTAGTGGTGGTTCACCTTCTTCTGGAGCGTAAGAAAATATAAATGTATAATCACCATTAACTGTTATTGGTAAATCTATGTTATATGTTGTCGGAGTTGATGAAATTAAAGTTATCAAATCTCCAGTTTTTAAAATATTTTTATTGTATACTTCTACATTATAGACATATGTACCAGAAGAGACATTGCTCAATGTTATAGATTTTATATCATATAATACTGGTAGATTAAAAATCCAATTATTAGCTAAAAAGTTATCTTCTTCAGATTTTCCTAGAGTTTTAAATTGAACTGAAGAATTTTCAATTAAGTTGAAAGTTTCTCCAATTTCAAGGTCACTCAAAACTCCAGTTATTCTAAACAATACTTCATTCTCATTATCATCATCGTCAAGATATGATGACTTACAAAACTTATTGTAATATACTTCTGTTCCAGGATTTAAAACCGATGGGAAAGGAGTTGTTGATAAAAATTGATTATTATTTGTAAGTCCATAAAAAGTGGTGTAACTTATATTTTCATCTATCTTAACGAGAAGTTCTGAAGGTGTTTTTGGAAAACCAACAGTAGAGTCAACGCAAATATTAAAATCCCCAAGGTTTACTGTTTTCGTAATGGTAGTTTTTGGTCCAATTATAAATGAACCAAATGTAGTTCCCCTTACATTAATATCCCTATCATAATCAAAATCGACACTAAGGATATAAAATTTCTTGCCGTTTCTTTCTATTAATTGAACTCTATTTACAACTGCTGAAGCAACATCTGATATTTCTGTTTTTTCTTGATAGATTGTTCTTCCTTCTATCTTTGTAATATCCCCAGATATCTCCTCTACTACAAAATTCTTAGATATTCTATATTCTGAATTTGATGGAATAAGAAGAAAATCTTGGGGTTTAATTATTTCAACTTTTTCATTATACAACGCTTTAAATAAAATTCTAAAGGACTCATCTGTTCCTTTAGTTGTATAAAAATCTCTTATTTGTTTTATGAACAAATTTTGATCCAAATCTTTATATAAAGATTCATTTTCAAATCCTGGAGCAAACTGAATTTTAACCTTCTTAAAGAATTCGGAAAGAATTGAGTTTGATAGATTTTTAACTTGCGAATTAATATTGTGTGAGTCTATTTGTGAGGATTTAAATTCAAGATAATCATCCTTGGTATCTTCCCTAAAACTTGTTATCCCACTAAAACCCCTATAACAATCCTTTAGGGTATGTGTATTAGTACCAATATTGTATTTTTTTGATTTGTATAAAATTATTTCATCATCAATTTGAATAACCCCATAAGTATTTGGTAGTTTAAATCCACCAGATACTGTAATAACAGTCTCAAAAACTGACAATTCTTGTTCTAATAATATATCCTCATCAAGATTTGAAATATTGTCTATTTTTAGATACTGATCTATGTTCTGCAAAACATCAAGAGTTAATCCTCTACCCTCTAAAGAATTGTAATATTCTTTAAAAAATTCTTCTACAAGAGGAAAAGATTCTTTTATAAAACCTGGAAGCAGGTTCTCAAGTACTGTGGAAAGTTTAATTCTTGTGTTTTGCATTTTATTTTCTTATTAAATCTTCATCTAAATAACTTGAATTTTTGATAAAACTAGTTCCGGAAGTATCAGATCCAGATATTATTCTGTCCTCAAACATTGTTATCGTCGCATTACTTGAGTCGAGTTGTAAATATAAATCAGTCAACCCTATAATATCATTTGAATCCGGAAGTGCCGAGATTTCTATTAGGTTATCCCCCCTGAATATTTTTGTTCCTGTTATATTTAATGGATTTAAAATTATCTCTCCTTTAACATAATCAATAGTCCCCGCCGATGGTTTGACAATTACTGGTATTCCATTCGATTCTAATCGGAACACAAAAATCGAACCTTTTTCAAGGTCATCATTTGGGGCATCGGCCAAATATACAGTTTCCGCAGTGCCATCAATATTAAATCCCGAAGATCTTATATTATATCCATTTTGATTTCTAACATGAAAACTATTTCCAAAACAAATTTCATATTCGGCAAGTGTATTCAGAGATGCCCTAAGATCTCTTCTAATTCTGACTGAGGTTATGTTAGAGGTTATGGATCTATCACTATTATCAATCAACCTAGTAATATTGCTATATCTAAATCTTGAACCATATTTGTTTAAATCTGATGATTTTGAGTAATTCTCAATATTTCTCAAGATCTTTGTCAAAACATCATTTGGTTTACTTGTAAAATTTGTGTCGTAGTAAACATCACTCTCAATTTCAATGTAAAGATATTTTAAATCTATAATTTCTGGTCTAATTCCAGCAACTGTATAAGATTTTATTTTCTTTTTTAATATCTCTTTTGCGGTATTTGATAGAAAAACGTTATTTTTTGGTTTTAAAGCAATAAAAACTTTTCCAAAAACTGGTGGGTCCAAATCTTCACCACCATAAACAGACAGTGTTTCTATTTCTGGATATAATTTGGGAACCAAAGCTCTAAAATCATTTGCAGTAACAGCTCTATTTTGAGCAGAATAGTTTTGAGGTGCATAAGATCTTATTGAATTAACATCTTCAATTTCTCTACCACCAGAAGATGGACTATTTGCTGTAATTAATGATATACCTCTTGTACGTACATTAGCTTCGTTTGAGTTGAAGAATAGAATTCCATTAAAGGTAAATGATGATATTCTATCAGCAACACTGCCATTAGTGATTAAATAAGATACTTTAATAATATTATCAGTTTCTAATTTCTTACCGAAAACACCATCTCCAAATAATAGTTCATACTTTTCATCCGGAACTTCTTGTAAAAAGAAAACCCTTGAATTTTCATCAATTGAGAATAAACTATCTGCGAATTTATATTCGGATTCAAATGTATCTCTTACACTGTTTTTCACCTTTACGGTGATTGTTTTATAATCAATATTAGAGTTATCTAGAATATATCTTTGTGGTGGATTGGGTGTAAATGGATTTATTGTAAATTCTTGCTCTATATAATTTCCTTCATATATGGGAACATTATTAAATGTTGCAATATTATTAATAACTGGAACAGTAATGTCACTCAAGGTTGAAAATATGTAGGATTCGGATCCAAAAGATTGAGAAGAACTACAAACTACACCTCTCTTTAGAGTAACTGTTCTTGCTTCATTTGGATCTTCATTGGTATTGACTGGATTATCTCCCGATGCCACATCACTTAGATCAACAAAAAAGTTAATCGTCGTAGATGATGCTGTTTTTGACCTTGGAAGATATCCAATATTTCTTGCGAGAGATACGACATTTTCTCTTAACGTCGCACTATCAATAAACACCTCATTGCTAATCATATTAGCATTGTATGAGGAGATGTATGTATTATACGCAAGAATATCTATGATATGCGATAAACTAGAACCTTCAAAATCATAATCAGTAAAATTACTGTTTGTTCTTAAATAATCTTTTATTGAGGTTCTAATCTGGTCAAAGTCTAAATTTGTGAAGTTTACTAATGCCATTTATCTCGTTGGCTGTAATGCGAATGATAATTTTTGAGTAGGAACATCAACTCCTATGATATTATAAATTATAGTCACATTGAAGTTATTAGCATCATAATCAGGATCTACAATTACTTCAGTTAATTCAACTCTTGGTTCGTATGTTCTTATTGTATATTCAATTTCATTTTTAATACTGTTTGCACTTATAGGATCTATATTTTCAAATAATGATCTTGAAATCCTAGATCCTAAGTTTGCATTAAATAACCTTTCTCCGGGATAGGTTAAAACAAGATTTCTAATTGCTCTCGCAATAGCGGTTTCATTCTTTAATATTAGAATATCAAAATTCACAGGATTAACTTTTATAGTAAGACTTACGTCTACAAATTCTTTACTAATCCTTTCTATTGGCATTAAATTATGTCACATAGTAATTGTATTTATCAGGATTTTGAACCAAATATTGGCTCAGTTCCATATTCCCAATCATCATAGTCTTCATCATTGCGAATTTTTTCATGAATTTCATTTTGATGGAAAAAATCATGTGCTTTAGGGGTTAAATCATCATTTGCAATTTCTCTAAGCATTTTTTGATCCATTTTGTTCTCCTGATTCGTTAAAATCAGAACTTTTTACGGGGTTGCTATCCCGAATTTTTGTAATTTCGTACATAAAATCGTCGGATGTTTCAATTTTTCGACGATTTTCGACGGAATATTCGGTTAAATCTATTTCATACCCTGGATTTTTGGTAATTCTATTCTTAGTCCATGCATCATCGTACCATAATATCTTATTATTAGGATATGCATAGAAGTTTCCATTATCCATCTTGAAAAAATGAGCACATTTATGCTCTGGGGTTTCACTAAAATTAGTATTCAGTGTAGATTTAGACTCCCATGACCAATCAAGAGTGAACATGTAAGTTCCTTCATTCTTTTCTCCACGATAATTGATCAATTCAGCGCGTAAGTTAGCAAGTCTTGAACGAACTTGAATATCAACATAAGGGGAAAAACAATCCCACCACATACACTCTTCTAATTCGGGTACTGGCGCATCAGGTTTCCAACAAAACGCATGTATTGGTCTACGAGTCCAGTTCACCCCATTCTCGAGAAACGCCTCAAAGAGTGGTACGTGCTTCTCTAAGGATGCTACGGAGTGGACATCACATAAAGTTACCTCACCATGACCTTTTTTATGATTATAAAGAAATTCATTACGAATATGACAAGTAATTGTCGGAAGATTATGATTTAGATATGCCATAAATTAATACTAAAAAAGCAGGAATTTCTTCCTGCTCTATCTATGCTATTTCTTTTATATTACTCATTCTTCAACTGTAAGTTCTCCTGCTGCCAGTGCTGCTTCTGCTGCTGCGACTGCTGCCATACGTTCCATAATTGCTTCTCTTTCTAAACGAGCTTCTCTTGCAGTTGGAGATTCTTCCTCTTCAAAAACTTCAGGTTTATCTGGATGCTCTTGAAGTCTTGTGGGTAATCCAGATACCCATCCAAAAACTTTAGGTTCTACTGTAAGTTCCTCTTCGTTCATTTTCCTTGTCCACGATAGCGTTTTTTTGCAGAATTGCGACTGCTTGATGAATATTTAGTATGTTTACCCATTCCTTGACGAGATTTTTTGGGTTTTGGTTCAATAAGAGTATTTGAAGACTTTTTCGTTTTAACTGCCATTTTTAAATTTCCTCCAATTCAATTTCTTTAGGATCATATTCACCACTCTCATAGTATTCCTGAGAGAGATTTTCTAAAACCTCCACACATTCTTCATATGAGAGGTTTTGAAAAATTTTACGCCCCTTGTATAAGACGTTAAACATACATCAGATAACTCGTGTTTTCTCGTGCCCCACACGAATGCGAGGATCACACCAGATTTCGAAACCTGCATCCTTTGCATCAAGGCAGAATGAAACATCCTCACCACACATATCCTGAACTGCACCAGATTCAAAGACTTGCATCTTAGGAGCAAACCAAGGGTATTCAAGATTCTCAAAGACACCCTTCTTAATCAGAACCCATCCAAATCCAGTGTAATCAACTGTGAAAGGCTTTCTACGCTTTGAGATGCTTTCGACGGTTTCGTGATTCATTACGCCACCATTCTGACGGAACTCCTCCTCTTCCAACCAGTGTGCAACAGAGGTTGTGTGGCCATCTTCTGTGGCATACCAACCAGCTGCAACTTCACGCTCAGAACCTTCTGCAGGTAGTGCAAGATCGCAAAGTTGCCAGAAAGTTTCTGTATTAAAGACAATATCGCTATCAATCCAGAGTTGATAATCATATTGCAGTTTACCATCCCAAGGTTCTTGCTTAGGACCACGGAGAACATTTGCACCAAGACACTTACAACGTGCAAAGTTAACCATTGATGAGTAATCTTGTGAAATCTGAATACTCATTCCGTTCTGAACCATATCAAAACAGAGTTGTACAAAATTCTTTAGAAATGTAAATGAACAACCTCTTCCAGGTAGACAAAATACAATTGTCTTGCCCCGCATCCGTTGTTTAATTGCATCATAATCCCATTCTTGTGTATTAGTAGGCGTTGGTGCCTTTGCTTTAACAGTGAATCCTTTTGCCATAAGTTTGAATAACTTTCAGTTCAATTCTATCAGTCTATATATGGTCTTGTCAATGCGAGGAATTTAAAATTGCCTCTTTGTTTATTGTGAGTTCCTCATAAGAAAAATCTTCTTTTTTTAATTTCACATCAATTAACTCAACCATCCTGTGCAACATCTCCCAGGTCTCCTCAAATTTATCCTTTGAGAGACTGTGATATATGCACTGGTCCTTTGCGTATATGTGATAAATCTTGTCGGTCATAAAAAATTTTTCCGAATTTTTTTCAGTAACTCTTATTTTGCTACCGCATTATATATCACAACAATCAGAAATCCCAGCGGCACTCCGAGTATCGTAAAGCACTGCCGTGGATACCTTATTAACCATCCCGCAAAGACTACCTTCCAGAAATTCCAATAGGGTTTATTTTTAGATCTCATTGCGGATCTCGGAATATTATAAAGGGGTCTCATGGGGTGGAAAATCCTACCGGAAAATTTTTTTAGAGTTTAATATATCTCTCGCGTTTTGTCACCTCTGTAGGTTAGGGTAGTGTTGCGTTTTTATATCGCAGGGCCGCGCCGACATCACGATACCGTTATACCGTAACTGTCAAATCACGAATGCCCCGCACGAACAGCACGGGGCATCGGAGGGTTTCACCGCACATCCTGCAGGGCAGAGTTGGCAGTGCTCATACGAGTGCCATGAGATCCTGCTGCACCCCCATGAGTTCTGACCCGAGTGCTGCCTCCTTTGATGCGATCTGTCCAACGGTTAGCGGCAGAACCATGAGCAGGGCGAAGGCGGGTGACCTTGTATTGGATGCCGTCGATGGTTGCGGTGGTCATGAGGATCGGTTGTTTGCTTGTGAATTGTAGCACGGGGGGCGACCCCTCACCGTTGGTGTGCCTCAGAGTACTGGGCGGCGATGGCGGTAGCAGGCACTCCCCAGTGAACGAACTGAGAAGGGCGTGATCCGTTCTTCAGTTGATCATGGCGTGAGATCCACTTGATCTGGCGGGTCTGAAGATCAGAGCACATTGCGAGGGGGAAGCGGGTCATCGGTGCGTCTGTCGGTTGCTTGATAATTGTACCACAGATCAGGCGGCGCACCAGGCGCAGTAGCGGTCGGCGTAGACCTGCTCCAGGCGGTATGCTTCCTCCTCACGGGATTCGTCGTCGTGGTTGCCCTCCAGTGATTGGCGGCAGTGGATCAGTTCGTGGATCAGCGTCGTGACGTATTCCAGGTGGGGCAGTTCCCGCTCAACCTCAACCAAAAACTCCAGATCGTCTTCCTGCTGCTGCCAACCCACCACACCCTCAGAGGTCAGGCGCTTATGGTGAACCGTGATCGCCGCGGCCCCCAGCAGCGGTTCCTGATCCAGCATGAAGCGGTAGACCTGCTGAGCGAGGCGGGGGCGTTGCTTCTGTCCAGAGGTGAGCAGCATCGGTCGGTTGCGGTTGTGAGTATTGTAGCAGATCAGAGGGCGTTCAGTTGGGAGGCGATCCGTTCCGCTTCGGCAGGGGTGGCACAGTGGGCGGCATCATACCATACTCCAGGCATCAGGCGGCGGTGGATTCGGGCGCCCTCCGTCCGATAGATTCCAGGTGCCTTCAGGATCTTATCCAGCAGGGGGAGGCGGGGCAGGAGCATCGGAGGTCGTCTGAACTGAGAGTATTGTAGCAGATCAGTTCATCAGCAGACCATGCGTCACAGTGATGTGGCGTTGGAGGCAGTGGCGGTTGACCCACTGACCGAGCGAGCAGTCGGTGTTTGCCATCAGGTCCAGGATCGCGCGGCGGGAGATGCCTTTGTAGGTATAGCGACCGCCCCAGAGGAACTTGACCTGAACCTGACCCGTGATGGGGTTGACGGTCAGGGTCTCAATCGCGGTGCTGCCGTGAGTGGTGATGGGGTAACCGATGAACATGGGGGGCGGTGGCGTTTGAACTGAGATCAGTATAAGGGGGCGGGAGTGCCCCCTATAGGTCCTGGTGGTCAGTCCACCGATTGGCACTTGACCTGATTGATCAGGTCCACCAGGTCGTCGATGATCATCTTAGCACCCTCAGGCGACATTCCAGGGCGCTTGCCAGTGGAGGCATCAAAGTGCATGTCCCTCCAGTTGCGCTCGCTGTCCTTCAGGGCATCCAGCAGTGCCTGATGCTTGTAGGGGTCCAGGGTGAGGGTCAGGGTTGCCATCGGGTTCGCTTGTGAACTGAGATCAGTCTACAGGGTCAGGATCAGAACTCCAGGGCATCGAGGGTCGGTTCAGCGATTGTCATACCATTGTCGGTTTCGGGGTTGCTGATCGTTTCCAGGATCTGTAGGATCTGATCGCCAGTGTTGCCAGAGCGCAGGAGGGACAGAGCAAGTTCGCGGGACATTGGAATCGTTTGTAGTGTGGTTGTTTGGCGGAGTCTTTTGGGGCGCTGCCGTTCCCATTGTATCAGAGGGCGCCTTGAGCGTTTAGGATGCCCCAGGCAACCTCAAACCCGTTAGGGGTGCGGTAGATGCCCAGATAGCGGTTGCCGATGCTCACTGCTGCTGCCTCATCACGGATACGGGCACGGGGGTCAATGGCAGCGTAGAAGATCGGTTCAATGAAGCGGGGAGTGCGGATGATCATTGTTCAGGCGTGAACTGGAATCAGTCTACAGGGTCAAGGTGGGGGATCAGAGTCCCCCTTGTGCCACTTCAGAAGGCGATCAGTTGGTCGATCTCCCACTGATCAACAGCAGGTACACAGTCGGTCCGACCGATCTTAGCGACCAACCACTTGTTGACGTGCTTTGATGTGGTGGCGCTCCACTTGTGGGCAGTGCGGACCCATCCCCGACCAGGGATGCGGGCAGCGACGGGGGTCACATATGAGATCAGGATCTCAGTCCCGTCTGCCAGCATCACCTCAGTCATGTTGCTGCCGATCTGTTGAACGATCATTGTGGGGTTCGGGTGTGAACTGAGATCAGTATAAGGGGTCAGGTGGGGTGCTTAGCGGCAGTCCTGTGACACTTCACACATTGCCACTGCCAGGCGGTCGGCGTTTGCTTTGGTGATCTGAGCACCTGCTGATAGGACGTTGCCACCAACCCAGAGGGAGATGGCAAGGAAACCAAGGGGAAGGATGGAGCGCATCAGTGAGTCAGAAGGTTTGGAGTGCTGCTACTTTATCATAGAGTTGGGCAAGGTCAACGCCCAGGTGCTCGCTTACCTCATCCCAGTCGTCGTGGAATTCAATCAGTTCCAGCAGAGCACGGATCTCATCCTGAGTGAAAGAGGTGAAGGTCTCAGAAGTCATAGTCAGCAGCGAGGTAGTCGTTCATGTTGAAGGATTCGTCATCCTTCAGTTCGGGAATGTCAAGGTCAAAGATCTCACCAGGCATATCCTGGATCTCTTGCCACAGTTCGTCAAACATTGGGGTTCCTCTCAACAGAATCAGTATAGGGCACGGAGAGGCACCCACAAGCGCCTCTGTGCCACCTCAGCAATTGTCACCAGGTCTTTGCCAGGGTGAAGTTGTAATAACTAAAAACTTCACGATTAACCAGTTTGAACATACCAAACTCATTGGTCATTACGTAACCTTCACCAACGATACGCTCACCGTTGATGTATGCTTCGGGTCCATCATTGCGCAGCAGGAATAGGCAATCCTCCTTAATGCTCTTGACCAGTTTCCACAAGCGAATCAGGTTAGGATCACAATCAAAGGCATCATCCTCAACGGGGCGTTGCTCACGGATGCAAGCGTTAAGTTGCTTTTTCAGTTCTGCTAGTTGCTTACCATTAACGAACTCACAAGTGGTTGACATTTGGCGGGCGAACTTGCACACCTCCTCAACATCAGCGAATGAGGTTTGATTGTGAGCAATGTAAGCATCAGGTTTGATGAACAGACAGGCATCAGTGCTGTCCAGGTTCACCATCAGGGGCAGTGCCCAACTATCGCGCAGATCATCGTTTGCCTCATATACTGTGTGAGGGGCAATGATAATCTCCTCAGTGATTACCTCTGGGAACTTATAGGTGATGGTGTTTGGTTTGTATTCATCCGATCCACCGAATCCGATGAAGTCACCTTGGATAATACGCTCAGTGTGAGGCAACCAATCAAGACACTTGTGCAGAATTTCTGCGACATTGCCACTGTGGTTTTGATTGATCTCATCGTGTGTGTGGTTGATCTTAATCTTTACTTTGTTGAAGACACTTTTAGTGCCAACGAAGAACTTACCATTGGCGGGGTTTGTTCCCCAAACAATAGCGGGAGCGCCATCAATCTTGACGCTGAGAGCGCCAGGATTAACGAACCAGTCCAGAACATCAAGGTCGCCCGTGAGGATGGCATCTTCGGGGTGTTCAAGGTGTTTGTTTTGCATGTGCTTAGTATGGCAGGTCCTGGGGGGTTTCGCAAGGGGGGTGTGTGCCACTAGGTCGACTGGCACGCAGGCGGCCGCCGAGTTTGTATAAAAAAAGGGGGCACGAATGCCCCCCCAGTTGTTATCAGCAATCGCTGAAGATTGCAACCTCACGATAACCCTTCCTACAAGCGGTGAAGTCATAACGAAGGTTGTTATCGTAGGTTGCTTCCCAGTCAACCACAACGTGGGAGGGAACATCACCATACACATCGGCGGTGAACTGCTCAGCGAAATCTGCAGTGGATTCATACCAACCACGGAAACGCTCGTCGCATCCCTCAATGTCAGAAACGCAACCCATTTCACCGATCAGGGCATCAACGGCATCGTAACCGATTGCCTCACCACAACGAACATACTCCTCATAGTATGCAACGAAGTCGTTCTCATTGTAGGTGTCGATGAACTCCAGAATGTCATCCAGAGCATAGTTCTCCTCAAGCAACTCATCGATCTTCTCAACAGCATCGGTGCTGAGGGTCTCTTTGTAGTTGGCGGTGAGAGTGATGGACATTGGTTGGTGTCTCAGGAACGAATGTAATGTATCAGGGTCTGGGGGGCATTGCAACCCCCCTTGTACCAGTTCTCAGGGTGTCACATCCTCCACCAGTTCAGGATAGTATTCTTTACATTCAGTGAGCAATTCTTCATCAGAATACTTAGCATAACCCTCATCCAGATAATCATAACAGAGTTGGGTCATTGTCTTAAGGTCCATGTCATCCAACATCTGCTGAATGAGTTGGTCTTGAAGTTCAGAACGGTTCATCAGTGAGTGTTAAGAACGTGAACGAAATCCAGAGAACAGACACACCAACCGGCATAATCTGTCACCTCTTCAACTAGAGCATCGGCAACAACTTCATCATCATCGTCATCATCAACCTCCACCTCAAAGACATTACCAACCACAGAATCTACAACTTCTTGTTGTTGCTCTGCGGTGAAGTCTAAATCATCAAAATCAAATGAAACTTCGGTGACCTGAAGGGTGAGTGTTCTCATCAGAAATCTCAGGAACGAATGTAATCTATCACCCCTGAGGGCGCTTGGGGGATTTGGTGGGCAGTGGCGCAACTGGCACAGCGGCAGCCGCTTC